TCTGGATCATCATGCTGCTCTGGCTGGTTTACGGGTTCTGGGATTGGCGTACACCGGGACAACTGCCAGGCTGGGGCAACAGCGTGTGGCTGTTTGTTCTGTTTTTGCTGCTGGGGTGGCACGTTTTTGGCGCACCAATTCGTCCGTAGGGGGTTGTTATGGCGTTGAATACTTTAACGGCGACGATTCCGGCTGGAAAAGCCATATCGACTGCGGTCGACTGCTCCGGCAGTGCTCGTATCGTCCGCCTGATCATGCCACCAGCATGGACGTCGGCACCGCTGACGTTCTGCATGTCACCAGACAATGTGATCTATCACGACCTCTACCACACGCCGGCCGGCAGCCTTGCTCCCTACGAGGTGAAAATACCAACGGTGACGCCAGACCAGGTGGTGGCGTTTCCACCGGGGACAGGTGCGGCGGTGGCCTGGTTCAAGATTCGCTCCGGTGACCATACGACACCGGTCAATCAGGCTGCCGATCGGCTGTTTCAGGTTGTGGTGGAAGTGATCGATGCGGTCGAAAGCGGTGGTGAAGGCGCCCAAGGGCCGACCGGGCCGGCTGGCGTTCAGGGCGATGTTGGGCCGACTGGGCCCGTTGGCACGGCTGGAGCCATGGGCGCGCAAGGTGTGGGCGGGCCGACTGGCCCGCGCGGAGCAACCGGGCCGGCCGGTGTTGCCGCGGGCGGCGTGGTCGACGGCAGCGAGGCGGCTCCAGGTCAGATCGGCGAGGTGATCAAGGGCAGCAATGCCGCTGGGTTAGCGTTAACAACCAACACACCAACAAATCTGATTACGATATCCTTGACTCCAGGCGACTGGAATGTCGGCAGCATCACCACGTTCACGCCGGTAAGCACCGGTCCTAACGGATTGGCTTCGGGCATCACCTTGACGTCGGGCACGCTGCCGACCGATCCGGAAATTACTTCTGGTGTGGGGATCCTGAACCAGCTGTGGGCCTCGTCGATGCCATCCGGCAAGGTGCAGAACATCCCGACCTCGCTGGTCCGGGTCAACACGGCGGTTACGAAGAATGTTTACCTGGTGGTGATGGCGTCGTTCGGCGGCGGGTCGGTGACGGCGACCGGCTACATGTCGGCACGGCGGATCCGTTGACGGCTTAACATCTTCTTAACAATTGGCCGCTAGGCTCCTCATGGATCAAACCGTGAGGAGTTCACTATGGTCAATCCGACCAAGACCAAAGAGGCCCAGCACAACGTGACGTTCGCCGAAGGCGGCGACACGCCGATGTTCTCCAAGCAGTCGGCCGGCCCGGACAAGCCCGGCAACACCGGCAAGGATCCGACCGCGGCGCCTGGACCGAAATACGCCGCTGGCGGTTCGACCAAGATGTTCGGTTACGCCGGTTCGCAGGCCGTCAAGCCGGGTCAGACGGGAGCGCGCTGATGCCTGGCATGGGTCCGCCGTTGCGGGCGCTGCGCCGGGTGTCCGGGCCCAAGCCCCGGCCGATGGATCCGGCCAAGGCGGTAATGGCCGCGCCGCGCATCAAGGCCACCTCGACGCGCGAATACGGCAAGGGCGGCACGCCATACTCCGCCGGGCCCGACATGGGCGTGCGCGGAGCTGGCATAGGCTTTGGAGGCTATGACCCCAATGTTTCACAATAAGCCGTTCAAGAAAGATCTCACCGCCTTCGCCAAGGGCGGCAAGGTCGTCAAGCATGTCGGCAAGGGCGCGCGCGAGCAGTCGTCCAGCGGCGGGTTCGGCTCGCTGACCGGCGGTGACGCGATGGCGCGGATGGCCAACAACTATCCGAAGGCTCCGGCTGGCCCTGCTCCGACCGAGAGCATGGGCGGGCCGGCGTTGGGCTCGTCGCCGGTGCCGATGGGTTCGCGGCCGCCCGGCGCGCCGACCGCGATGATGCCCGGTGGCATCGGCGGGGGCGGAGGCGAAGAGGAAGAGTGAGTTCGACCGACAATCTGATGGTCAAGGCTCGCTTTTTACGCAACGCCGCGCCCCGGGCCTACGACGAGTTTCTCGGCGTTTTCGCCGAATACACCCAGGCGGCGGGGGCGACCTTGGTCATGACCACGGAAAATTTTCAGCTGTACCAGGGGCATGTGCAGCAGTGCCTGAAGATCCTGCAAGTGTTTGAGGAGGCCAAGAATGGTTGACGTCGTGGTTGATCAAAAGCCGATGGAAAAGCAGCCCTACGACCCGAACGACATTCCCGATGCGGTGCGCAAGCGCGCCGCCGCGGTCGATGCGCTGTACAGCAACGGCCAGCCGGCCGAGACACCAGAGTCGATCCCGCAGGCGCCGCCTGAGCCGGTACTGTCGTCCCCGACACCGACACCGGCAGTGGCGTCTGCGGAGCCGGCCGACGAGAACGACCTGAGCTGGAAGCACCGCTTCCTGGCGATGCAGGGCCGGCACACCGCCACCACCAAGACGATCGGCGAGATGCAGGAGCAGATGAACCAGCTGGCCAACGAGCTGATGCACGTCCAGCAGCAGCCGCAACGCCAGCCGAAAGCTCCGTCGCGCACGCCGCAGAACTACCTGACCGAACAGGACGTCGAGAACTACGGCCCCGAACTGATCCAGGTGACGCAGCGTGCCGCGCTGCAGGCGGTCGCGCCGCAGCTGGCCGAGGTGGAGCAGCAGAACGCGGAGCTGCGCCGGCAGATGGCGCGCGAGGCGCGGCGGCGTCTCGACCAAGCAGTCGAGCTGTCGGTGCCGACTTATAAAGAAATCGATCGCAACCCGCGCTGGCACCGCTGGCTGCTTGGTGTTGACGTTTTGTCTGGACGTGTTAGACAGCAGTTGTTGAACGAGGCTATCTCAGCGGCTTCGGCCCCTAGAGTGATTTCGTTCTTCCGAGGCTTCCTCAACGAGGAAGCAGCCACGGGCCACATCGAGCCAGCGCCTTCGTCCCAGCAGCCAGCGGCTCCTAGGGAAGCGGCGATACCACTGGCCTCGTTAGCGGCTCCTGGGCGGGCAAGGCCGGCGACTGGCGGTGAAACGCAGTTTCCGCCCGACAAACCCCTCTACACACGCGCTCAGATCGCACAGCTGTACCGTCAGCACCAGAAAGGTGCCTACGTCGGACGCGAAGCCGAATGGCAGCGTCAGGACGCGGATATTATCGCGGCTGGTCGGGAAGGGCGCATCCGGTAAACCGGGGGTCGCTCGTCAAAACCATGCAGTGGCCCCTATGCATAAGGGGTTGCTTCTATGGCTATTCCAACTGCTGCCTATCCGATCGCTGGCGTGGCAACCAGCACACCGCTCACTCCGGTCGGTTCTGTCCCCAATACCCTCCAGGCTACCGGGTTTATCCCGGAGATCTGGAGCGCGAAGCTGATCGAGAAGTTCTACGCCTCGACTGTGTTGTCGGCGATCTCCAACACCGACTACGAGGGCGAGATCCAAAATATGGGCGACCGGGTGAAAATTCGGACCAAGCCCACCATCACGATCAAGGATTACCAGGCCGACGGCCTGTTGGGCCTCGACCGTCCATCTGGCGGCTCGATCGAGCTGTATATCGGTATCGGCAAGTACTTCTCGCTGATCCTCGACGACGTCATGGAGGTCCAGAGCGACCTCAACGTGCTGTCGATGTGGAGCGACGATGCCGCCCAGCAGCTCAAGATCACGGTCGATCGCGACGTGCTGGGGGGCCTGGTCGGCGCCGCGCACGCCAAAAACAAGGGCGCCACTGCCGGCATCATCGGCGGTCCGCTCAACCTCGGCATCAAGGGCACGCCGCTGACGGTCGCCAAGGCGCCAACTGCCGGTCAGGTCGACATCCTGGAAGTGCTGCTGCGGCTGGGCCAGTGCCTGGACGAGCAGAACATCCCGGAGCAAGGCCGCTGGGTGGTGATGAGCGCGGCTGCAGGGCGTTACCTCAAGCAGTCCGAACTCCGCCAGGCTTATCTGTCCGGTGACGCAGTGTCGATGTTGCGCAACGGCCGGCTCGGCATGGTCGATCGGTTCACGATCTATATCTCCAACCTGTTGCCCAGCGTGTCGACGGATGCGACCAACTTCGCGTCCGGCGAGCAGCCGATCTTCGCCGGCCACGCGCACGGGCTGACGTTCGCTTCGCAGATCTCCAAGGTCGAGACGCTGCGCAGCGAGCTGACGTTCGGGCAGATTCTGCGCGGCTTGCAGGTCTACGGCTACCAGATCGTCGATCCTACGGCGCTGGCGGAAGCCAAGGTCGCCCTGGCTTAACTATTGCTTAAGATTCTCACTCTAGGCTCCGCTGCAAAGCGGAGCCTAGAGCATGGCCACGTCTGCCAGTTACCACGGCAACTACAGCGACAAGGACCAACCGACCTACAACACCGTGGCTGACTACGTCACCGACGCGCGGACGCTGCTGCAGGATCTGATACCGCCACATCGCTACGACGACCCGTCGCTGTTGACGGCGTTCAACGCAGCGATGCTTGAAGCCCGCCGGATCAAGCCGGAGTTGTTTGTTTACAACATGGACACCAGCGGCCAGGTGCAGTCGTTCACCGCGGTCGACGACACTTACGTGGCGCTTGAGCCGCAGTTTCGTCTGGCGCTGGTGCACGGCCTCTGTGGCCATGCGCTGGAGCGCGATCAGGAGGACTATCAGGACCAGCGGGCGACGGCGTTTCTGGCGCTGTTCACCCAAGGCCTGGTCGGCAAGGCCCTTGGTGCCGTGGTCGGCGGCTCACCGCCGAAAGGAAAGGGTGGTGGGTAGTGGCCAAGAAGAATGAGTTCAACGCCTATTGGGCCAAACTATTAGGTCAGGCCAAAGTCGGCCTGATGGGTGCGTCCGAGGCGCAGCTGCGGATCCAGTTGTTCGACGTGCTGCTGGATTTCTTCGATAGCTCGTGCTGCTGGACCGAGGCCATCAACTTCACGGTGATCCCGGAGACGCTCGACTACCCGCTCAAGGTGGTGCAGGGCCGGATCCTGCGGTTGGAGGCGGTGCTCAACCAGCACAACATACAAGAACAGGCGATCATGCCGGACATCGGCACGGTCCGGTTTCTCTATCCCTACACCCAGCAGCAGCCGATGACGGCGATCGTCATCAAGACGGTCACCGATCCGCTGTCCTGCTTCCCGCCGAACATCCCTGACTGGATCCTGCCGAAGCACGGCATGGTGCTGCTGCACGGCATCCTCGGCAACATGATGATGATCCCGGCGCAGAGCTACTCAAACCCGCAGCTGGCGCAGTTCTATTTGCAGAAATTCAACGACGGCACCACCGGCGCCTACGTGGCGTCCATGAAAGCAAACACTATCGGCACGCAAAGCTGGATGTTCCCGCAAAGTCACCGGACGTCCAGCCAGCGTGGTGGCATCTCGACCTACAACGTCCATCCGTCGCCGAGGTGAACGTATGCTCGACAGTTGTAAAGACCTCTCCCTGCACAGTTCGACGTCGGCGCCAACCAATCTGGTGATCGACAACAATTCCACCTGGATGGACGCTTTCCGG